TACATCGATCTTCCAGAACGAGCAGGGCCGTCCGCAAATGCTGTATCACGGCACAGCAGACAATGTCACTGCATTCGATCCTGACCATCCAAACCGCAAAGACAGTGGCTGGCTTGGCACTGGCGTTTATCTTACCGACAGCGCAGACATGGCCGACATTTATGCCATGCAAAAGCGCCGCACTGGCTTGGCTGGCGAGAATGTCATGCCGCTGTATGCACGCCTGGAAAACCCTTACATGGCAACCATGGAAGACAAGGCTCGCATTCGTGCCGGTGGCCGCGAAGCCGCTGACGCATTCACTGCTGAATTGCAGGCCCAGGGCTACGACGGTGTGATCCTTGAGATCGCGCCCGATGCACGCGAGATCGTTGTGTTTGATCCTGCCGCAGTCAAGTCGCCATTTAATGATGGAACCTGGTCACGCGAGAATGCCGACATCCTACGCCAGGGTGGCCAAGAGCCAATCCAACAAACCGAAACACTGACTGAGTCTGATGTGATTAACAGTGAAGAGGATGCAGAAGGCGATGATGTTGCCGCAATTGATGCGCAAGCAGACATCCCTGAAACTGTCGACGACCAGGCCGAACTGAAGTCTGCACTTGAGGTGGCCAAGAGCCAGGTGTGGAACAAAGGCCGCGACCTCAAGTTGGCAATTCAAAAGGCTGTGCAAGAGGCCGCTGGCGCCGCTGGTGTTGATGTCTCTGTGCCATCACCACAGACCACCGATTACCTAGTGCGCGTGGGCGTCAAGGATGCACTGTTTGCCCTTGAGCAAAACCCCAACGCAATTGGCTGGTACGACGAAAAGACACGCCAGGCGCTGGCCGTTATGGCGCTGGTCCATCCTGAGATTGCGACCAACGAAGACGCACGCTTTGCATTTACCTGGGCGTTGGCCGTCACATCCAACGGGCTGAAGGTCGACAAGAACTTTGAACTGGCCGAGAAGGCATACAGTTACTACAAAGAAAACAGGGTCATGCCCACCAACATTAAAGGTGGACAGGCTCAGGGCGCGATCAATGATTCACTGGCGCTGTTCAATGAACTGGTCAAAGGTTGGGGTATCAAAAATCTGCGCCAATTTATGCAGACCAATTTTACGGTCGGCGAGATCAGCGCAATCAGCAAAGATTTGAAGCCAGGCGGCGAGCACGCCGACACTGTGGTCAAAGGCTCGGCAATCATTGGACCAAAGATTGGCAACGGGTTCTTCTCGAACTTGTACGGCGACTTTACTTCGCTGACCATGGACCGCTGGTTGATCCGTACCTGGGGCCGCTGGACCGGCACACTGATCAAGAGCCAGCCAAAGCATGTCGAGGTGGCCACAAACCGTCTAGACGCCGCCATCCGCAGTGCAACGCCAGAGCAGGCCAAGCAACTGTCCGATGTCATTGGCGTAGACATTGCCAACACCGAAATCAATCGCCTCGCTGACGCCATTCAAAAGGCCTCCATGGACCCCAAACTGCGCGAGCAGATGAACGAGTCCAAGGTAGGTGAAGAGGTTCGCAAAGCAGGCAACAGCCTGGCCAAGTACAACGATGGCCAAAAGGAAGCCCCTGCTGGACCGCACGAGCGAACCTACATCCGCTCAGTTTTTGCCCAGATCCTGGCTGAGTTACAGGCCGATCCTGCCTATGCAGACCTGACCATGGCCGATTTGCAGGCCGTTCTCTGGTATGCAGAAAAACGACTGTACGAATCAGCCAAAGACAATAATGTTGACCAAGAGTCAACAGACGGGTATAGTGATGAAGATGCCCCAGACTACGCCAATGCCGCCGCAGGTGTTGCGCGTGATCTCGGCATTTCCGATCGAAAGATCAACAACGCATTAAAGAAGGAGTCTAAAGATGAACGCGCAAGACGAGCACGACTACAAGATGAGCAAGCGCAGGTCGCTGGAGGGGAGCAGGCCGAAACTGGAGGCTTTACTCAAAGAGAAAAACGGCTCTTCGCAGGCGCCGTCGCAACCAGAATTGCAAGATCCAATCGAAGCGGCGATCAAAAACAATCCTGGTCTTACACGGCAAAAAGCAGTGGAGATGGCGGAAAAGTTCGGGTTCTAAAAAAACTCCTTGTTACCTTCTCGCAGGAATGGAAAGCAGGCGCAGGCCTGGCCCGTGTGTACCGCAACAACGGTATCACCGTGCCCAAGTTCTACGAGTTGGAGCAAGGCAAAGAACAGAATGCACAACGATTCTCTGATGCCATTACTGCAAGCAAACAAGCCAGTGGAGACATGGGCGCCGCAGTCTATGTCTATTCGGTTGAGGACTACAAAGGCATGCGCCTGTTCCTTGCTGAAGATGGCTTGTCTGGCGTGGCAGTCAAACCCGATGGGGACATCGTCTCGGTGTTTTCCCAGGGTGGTGCTGGCCGCTCTGTCATGGAGTTGGCCGTGGCCGCTGGTGGCACCAAACTCGATGCATTCGAGACGATCCTGCCGGAGTTCTACGCGGCCCACGGATTCGTTGCGTCTTCGCGTTTACCCTGGGATGACACCCAGGCGCCCGAAGGCTGGAACAAAGAGGCATTTAGCCCGTTCAACAACGGCGAGCCAAATGTCGTATTTATGGCCCTGGACCAGTCGTACTACGGCTGGCACAAGATCTCGGACGGCAAGAAGTCCAAGACCTACGACGATGCTGTCGCAGAGCAGAACCGCGCTGTAAAGCGCAACAAGAAACGAAAGGAAGATTATGGAAAACCCGCAGTCTTTGCCCAATCAGGAGCCGGAGGTGGCGGCGTTCAACGCTTACGAACAAGCGATCTCGATGTTGCCCAACGATATGGCACAGCCAGGGATGGAGCAACTTCAGTCCTTGGTATCCACTATTCAAAGCAACCTCGCACAGATCTTGCCGGAACCTCCTACGGAACAGGGCTAAAGGGCGCGGAGGCTGGCCGCTTGGCCAGCGCCGACCCTCGCCTATCTCAACGCGTCCACTTTTATGTAGACACCGGCAATGGCATCCGTCCAGAAGCCGGAGTTGGCGGCAATGTGCATGCCGTCTACCTGGACAACCTATACGACGCATCGGCTGACCCGCTAGGCCTTCGTGCCCAAGCATCGGCTATGGGCCGTGATGACCGTGGCATGTGGTTTAACGCGGTCGAGTCCGCAATCCTGGACGCCGGGTTTGATGGGGTCTATATTCCAGGCGCTGGCCTTGACCAAGGGGTGGCCGTGCTTCTTGGGCCAACCCACACTAAAGTGCCTGTCGAACAGCATGGCATGCACTCGATGCCCATGGCGGGCGCTACAGCGACCCCTGCGGCGACAAAACGACGCTATGCAATGCTCACCTCAGAGATCCGCAAATTCGAGGCCCAGGAGGCTGAAATTAAAGCGGCGGCACCATCGGCTGAGTTGCGCAATGGAACACTGACATTTGACGAGGCTGATGCCCAGGCAGTGGCTAAGTTTTTCCCGCCTGCGGCACAGGCTCAATTACTGCGCCAACCAGAGCGTGGCGGCTTTGATCCAAAACGATTGACAACAATTCTCAACGAGAAGGCGGATATGTCCACCTTCCTACATGAGACTGCGCATTTCTTCCTGACTGTTTACGCTGACATGGCCTCGCGCCCCGATGCAACAGACCAGGCAAAGGAAGACATGCAAACCGTGCTTGACTGGTTCGGCGTCAAAGACCTGGCCACCTGGAACGCGCTGTCGCTCGATGAGCAACGCAAGTACCACGAATCATGGGCCTACAACTACGAGATCTATTTGTTTGAAGGCAAAGCACCAAGCGTGCAGATGCAATCAATATTTGAACGGTTCAGTGCCTGGTTGCGTCGTGTTTACAAATCAATCCGCGAAGAACTCAACGAAATCTATCGCCAAGAAAACGGCGAAGATTTGCCAATCCTGACCGGCGAAGTCCGTCAAGTGATGGACCGCATGCTGGCCAGCGAAGAGCAGATCAAGCAATCCGAGGCAGTCAACAGCATGGTGCCCATGTACCAGACTCAGGAAGAGTCCGGCATGACCGATGAAGAGTGGGCCGCATATCAATCAATGATGGCAGAAGCCACCGAGGTATCGATTACAGAATTGACCCAGGCAAGCCTGCGCCAGTTGAAGTGGCTTGGCAATGCACGCTCGCGTGTGCTCAAAGAAATGCAGTCCAAAACCGCAGACATTCGCAAAGGTGTGCGCGAAGAGGTAGCCGCAGAAGTTCAGAATGACCGCGTCTACAAGGCGATGGAATTCTTGAAGCGTGGCGTCGCAATGGACGAGAACGGCCAAGAGATCCAAGCCCTGGCTGGCCACAAACTCAAGATTGCCGATGTCAAGGCGCTTTACCCTGAAAGCAAAGAATCGCTTACGCCTGCACCTGACTTGGCCAAACTTGGCTATGGCAAGTACGGCATGCTGGCCGAAGACGGCCTGTCGCCTGACTTGGTGGCATCAATGTTTGAATTTGAATCTGGCGATCAATTGGTTCGCTCACTGCTCGAGGCCAAGCCAATCAAAGAAGAAATCGATGAACGCACAGATAACCGCATGCTCGAGGAATACGCCGATTTGATGGACCCGGCAAGCATCGAACTCGAAGTGCAGAAGGCATTGCACAACGAGGCACGCGCCCGCTTTGTGGCTGTTGAATTGCGCTACCTTGCTAAAGCCACACAACCTGCACGCTTGATGATTCAGGCCGCTAAGACTGCGGCCAAGTCACTTATTGGCAACAAAGTGATCGCAGAGATCCGTCCGCGTGACTACACGCTGGCAGAAGCCCGCGCCGCCAAGGAAAGCACCAAAGCATCAAAGGCTGGCAAGACTACTGAAGCGGCCAAGGCAAAACAAAATCAACTGCTTAACAATCAACTTGCACTCGAGGCAGTTGTTGCACGCAAAGAGATCGACAAAGCAATCGACAGTTTTACCAAGATTTTCAAGGCCGATGCAAAGATGGCCAAGAATCGCAACATCGATCTGGTCAATGCCGCACGCTTCATCCTTGGCCACTACAGCCTTGGACCGCGTGATGTCGAGCCTGCCAAGTTTGTCGAGCAACTCAAAGCATACAACCCAGACCTGTACGCTGACATCGAGCCTATCCTGCTCGAGGCTACTACTGGTCCTCGCAACTACAAGAAACTTACGCTCAACGAATTCCGCACGATGAAGGAAATCGTCGAAGCGTTGTGGTTCCAATCCAAGCGAGAAAACGAAGTCATGATCGAAGGCAAGGCTGTGGCTTTGAACTCAATCATTGAAGACCTCAATAAACGCTTGGAAGAGATTGGTGTGCCTGCCGAAGTGGCCGGTGAACGCATGGCGCCAGGCAAGAAAGAAAAAGCCATCCGTGCCCTGTACAACGCCAAGGCATTGACCCGCAAGGTCGAACACTGGGCTGATGCAACTGACGGCCCTGGTGGCCCTGGTCCATTTACCAACTACATCTGGCGCCCATTGCGTGCCGCTCTTGACCAGTACCGCGTTGATCGCAACCGCTATGTCAAAGACTATGTCGACATGATCAGCAAACTGGATCTGCCTGTGCAAAAGATCAACGCGCCAGAACTGAACTACACCTTTGGAAACGAAAACGGTGGCATTGGTAAGGCTGAGATTCTTGGCGCACTGATGCACATTGGTAACGACAGCAACATGAAAAAGTTGCTTGCCGGTCGTGGCTGGGGACAGATTAACGAGGACGGCTCTGTCGACACCTCGCGCTGGAATACTTTCATGAACCGCATGATTGACGAAGGCGTGCTGACTAAAGCCGACTTTGATTTTGTGCAATCCGTATGGGATCTAAATGAAGAACTCAAGCCTATGGCGCAAGAGGCGCATCGCGAAATCTTCGGCTACTATTTCAAAGAAGTCGAGGCCCGCCCGGTGGTTACGCCGTTTGGCACATATCGTGGCGGATATGTTCCGGCAAAAACTGACCCGTTCATAGTTCGCGACGCCCAGCGCCAGGCAAAGATGGAGCAACTCGAGAGCGACTTCCGTCAATCAATGCCAAGCACTGGCGCAGGATTTACAAAGGCTCGTGTTGAATACAACAAACCGTTGTCGCTTGACATCCGCGTGATGGCCAAACACATCGATGATGTGATTCGATTTGCTCGAGTTCAGCCAACAATTCGCGACACGCTCAAGATCCTACGCAAACGCGACTTTGCAGATACGATTACCCGCATCGATCCAACCGTGATCGAAGACATGCTGATCCCTTGGCTTAACCGTTCTGCCCGCCAAATCACGAGCGAAGTAGGTATGAACAGAAGCGTCGATAACTTCTGGCGTGCTGTTCGCAATCGCACTGGTATTGGCATCATGTTTGCCAACATCACCAACGCATTGCAACAGGTGACTGGCTTTTTCCCTGCACTGCTTAAAGTTGAAGGCAAATACATGAAATCGGCTTTGGCTGACTACATGAAGAGTCCGACCGCACAGGCTGAGTTTGTTGCTGAATTGTCGCCATTCATGGCTGACCGCATGAGCAATCAAATGGTTGAAGTGCAGGACATGATGAACGACCTGCTGATCAATCCGACCAAGTTTGACAAGATCCAAAAGTGGTCCAACAAGCACGGCTACTTTTTGCAACAGGCTTTCCAGAACTTTGTCGATGTGGTGACCTGGGTTGGCTCGTATAACCAGACTGTCGCAGAACTTGGCGTCGATGTGGGTGAAGAGGCCGCAAGCAAAGAGGCAATCAAGCGTGCAGACGCCGCAGTGCGCATGACGCAGTCCAGCCTACAGCCTGAAGACTTGTCCGCGTTTGAGGTTGGATCGCCGTTCTACAAGACGCTGATTCAGTTCTCTGGCTACTTCAACATGATCGCCAACCTGAATGCCAACGAATACATCAAGATCTTCCGTGACCTTGGATGGCGTGGCAACAAAGGCAAACTGTTCATGACTTACCTGCTTGGGTTTGGTTTGCCAATGCTGGCCGCTGACGCAATCGTTCGGTCGCTTGGCGGCGGCTGGGACGACGATGATGACGACGGCTACATGGATGTCTTCATGTCCTGGTTCTTCGGTTCTCAATTGCGTGGTGCTGTAGCCCTGGTGCCGTTTGGTACTGCCGCAACCGTGCCGTTCAACGCGTTTAACAATAAGCCATACGATGACCGCATGACCACCAGCCCATCTGTCTCAACGCTCGAGGGCGCGACGGTTGGCGTGGTAAAGGCTGGCATCAACATCGCCGACCCTGACAAAGAGGTCACCGGCAAGAATGTTCGCGACATCTTGACGATGATCAGTTTGGCTACCGGCATCCCTGTCACCGTGCTTGGCAGACCGATTGGTTATGCCATCGATGTCGAGCGCGGAAAAATTAAACCAACCTCTGATGTTGACTACATTCGCGGCCTGGCAACAGGCAAAGCAAGCGAATCGTCAAGACAGTAAGGTACCCGTATCCACATCCACAATGCTTAGTCTCTTCACAATCGTCCAGGAGTTCCGTCCATGACCATAAGTTCAAATAGCCGGAAAGCCGGTCCGTTCATTGGTAACGGAACAGCCGCAACTTTCCCTTATACATTCAAGGTCTTCCAGGCGTCTGACCTGGAAGTCGTGAGACTCACCGTCGCCACCAATGTGGAAACGGTGCTGACGCTCGGCACAAACTTCACTGCCGTAGTTAACGAAGACCAAAACTCAAACCCAGGCGGCACAATCACGCTGACTGCTGGCGCTTTGGCGGCTGGCTTCAACCTGGTTATTACATCGGATATTGAAAACCTTCAGCCGACCGACCTGACAAACCAGGGCGGCTTCTACCCTGAGGTGATCACCGACGCCCTGGACCGTGCAACGATTCAGATCCAACAACTTCAAACTTCTGTGGACCGTGCGGCACTGTTGCCAATCACGAGCGCCGCTGATGCTGAATCGCTGGTAGCCGACATTGTTCGACTGGCTGATAGTGCTGACAACCTAGATACAGATGCAGTAAACATTGCGTCAATTAACACTGTTGCCGGTAGCATTGCAAATGTCAACACCGTTGCGACCAATATTGGCAATGTCAATACAGTTGCCGGGGTGTCTGCCAGTGTGACTGCCGTTGGCACAAACATCGCATCTGTTAATACCGTTGCGGCTGATCTTAACGAGCCAGTGTCTGAGATTGAAACTGTTGCAACCAACATCACCAATGTAAACACAGTTGGAACAAACATAGCCAATGTGAATACCGTGGCCGGTATCTCTGGCAATGTGACCACAGTGGCTGGCATTTCTGCCAATGTCACGACCGTGGCCACCAATAGCGCCAGCGTGGCGACTGTTGCTACTGATATTGCCGCAGTTACTACTGTGGCCAATGACCTTAATGAGCCTGTTTCTGAAATCGAGACGGTGGCTACAAACATTGCAGATGTAAATATCGTTGGCGCCAACATTGCCAGCGTAACTACTGCCGCAGGCAACAGCGCAAACATCACCACTGTGGCGACCAACATCGCCAATGTGAACACGACCGCAACAAACATTGCGAATGTAAACTCTGTTGCAGGGAACTCAACAAACATCAATGCTGTGGCTGGTAATAGCACCAACATCAATGCTGTTGCGACAAACTCAACAAACATCAATACTGCCGCGACAAACATCGCCGCAATCACGACTGTTGCCAATGACTTGAACGAGCCGACCAGCGAGATCGATGTCGTTGCAAACAACATTGCAAGCGTCAATACCGTAGGCACCAACATCGCTGATGTATCGACCGTTGCAGGCGTTGCAGGCAATGTAAACACTGTCGCAGGCATTGCGCCCAATGTAACTACCGTTGCAGGCGTGAGCGCCAATGTCACAACTGTTGCGGGCATTTCCGCCAATGTGACCACGGTTGCTGGTGTAGCGGCCAATGTGACGACTGTTGCAGGAATTTCTGCTGATGTTACTGCTGTGGCAACTGTTGCATCTGACATCCCAACTGTTGCCGCCAATGTGTCTAGCATTAACGATTATGCAGACACTTACCAGGGCGCAAAGGCAAGCCCTCCTACACTTCGTAATAATGGCAGTGCGCTACAGGTTGGCGACCTATATTTCAACAGCACAAGCAATGCAATGTTTGTGCGTGCAAGCACTGGCTGGGTTCCTGCTGGCTCGAGCGTCAACGGCACAAGCCAACGCTATCGATACATTGCAACTGCTGGCCAAACGACTTTCTCTGGGGTTGACAGCAATGGCAACACTCTGACATACGACGCTGGCTTTGCTGACATTTATTTGAACGGTGTTCGTCTTGATAGCACAGACTTTACTGCGTCAAGCGGAACAAGTGTTGTGTTGGCTTCTGGCGCCGCGCTAAACGACGAACTGAACATTGTTGCGTTTGGCACATTTAATGTGGCCAGTTTTAACGGCTCTGGTTTGATCGACAACACAACCAACATCAGCAAACTGAATGCAACTGGCACGCGCAACGGATCAACATTCCTTGCTGGTGACAACACATTTAAAACTGTGGCTGTCACTCCAACTGCTGTGTCGGATCAAAACAATACCAGCACTGGTTATTTTGATTTACCTGCTGGAACTACGGCAGAGCGTCCTGGTTCTCCAGCCTTTGGAATGATTAGAGCAAATACTTCAACAGGAATTCCTGAGTGGTATGACGCAAGCAGTTCTGCATGGAAGCCTTTTAGCCAAGGAATAAGTTATTCAACCGAATATCTTGTTGTTGGTGGCGGCGGTGGTGGTGGCGGTGCTGGAGGTTCATATGCGGCAGGAGGCGGTGGTGCGGGTGGATACCTTGCAGACACTCTACTTGCAAGCGTTGGTGGCTCTTACTCTATAACAATTGGCGCTGGCGGAAATGGTGGCACTGGTGGTCAGCGCGGATTTAACGGATCTGACTCTTCTTTGTCTACCCTTGCAGTTGCAATTGGTGGTGGCGGTGGTGGGCACAACGGAGTCCCAAGCGGCATATCTGGTGGGTCTGGTGGAGGGGGAACATATGACGGTGGTTCTGCCGGTGCTGGCACATCAGGGCAAGGAAACGCAGGTGGCGCAGGAAATTCATCAAATGGAACTGGTGCTGGTGGTGGTGGCGCTGGCGCGGCAGGCACAAATGTTGTAAGCGCAGAAGCAACAAATGGTGGTGTCGGTTTAAATTGGAAGTCTCTTGGAACTTTTTATGCTGGTGGTGGTGGCGGCGGAAATTATGTTGGCACTGTTGCCTCATCTGGTGGTAACGGAGGGGGTGGTCGTGGCGGCTACGGGACCAACACAGGCGGTCCTGGTAATGGCGTTTCTGGAACTGCTAATACTGGCGGCGGCGGCGGCGGTGGAGGATCTAATAATTCTGCAACGACAAATGGTGGCGCTGGAGGTTCTGGCGTTGTAATCATTCGCTACCTCGGCGCACAGCGCGGCACAGGCGGAACAGTGACATCATCCGGCGGCTACACCTACCACACCTTTACTTCGTCCGGCACATTCACGGCATAAGGAATCGATATGAGCAAAGCACGAAACATGGCAAGAATGGGGCAGGACACAAGTGCTGGGTACACCGGCGCTTTTGACATGCCTGCTGGTACTACTGCCGAACGGCCAGCGTCTGCTGGTCTTGGTTGGACACGGCTTAACACTGACACCGGCTCGGTTGAGGTGTACGACGGCACAAACTGGAATGCTGTGACGCGTCCGTTTATCTCAAGCGTGACTGGCACGATCTACGCAGGCGCGGCATCAAACCTTGTGATTGCTGGTCAAAACTTTACAAGCACAATTACTGTTCGATTTCTTGAAGGCGGCTCAACTGTTGCTGATGTAACAGGCGTCACTGTGACTGCTGGATCTGCAACTGTTGCAGTGCCTGCGGCTGTTTATGGCCAGACTGCTGGCGATTCTATTGAAGTTAAAGTTTTAAACAGTGACGGAACATTAAGCACAAACGGAATTACAAAAACTGTTCAAGCATTGCCAACTGGCGGCACGATCACAACATCTGGCTCATATCGAATTCACACATTTAATACGACTGGTTCTTTTGTTGTTCCAAGTGGATTTAGCGCAAGCGCAGATGTGATGGTTGTTGCTGGAGGTGGTGGTGGCGGCGATCACATATCTGATGGATATGGTCCTGGTGGAGGTGGCGCTGGCGGTCTTTCTTATCATGGAGGTAGAGCAATTACTTCCGGAACATACGGTGTAACAATTGGCGCAGGTGGTGCTGGTGGAGTTAGTGGAGCGGCTGGTGGTGTCGGAGGTAATTCTGTTTTTGACACCATTACTTCAAATGGCGGCGGTTTTGGCGGTTATTACAACGGTTCAGGTCACCAACCCGGATCTGCTGGCGGAAGCGGTGGCGGATCAGATGCTGGTAACACTCCAGGATCTACAAACCAAGGAAATACCGGAGGCGCAACTGGTTATGGTTTTGGCGGTGGCCAAGGAAGTCCAACTGGATATCCTGGTGCCGGTGGTGGTGGTGGTGGCGCTGGCGCTGTAGGTGGTGTTGGGAATGGATCAGGAATGGGTGTTGGCGGCGATGGTCGCCAATACAATATTAGTGGAACTTCTACATACTATGCTGGAGGAGGTGGCGGTGGAGCCTCTGCAACATCTTCTAGTTCTGGTGGTCAAGGCGGGCTTGGCGGTGGTGGTGCTGGTGCATATACAGGTAATGGTACGAACGCAACTGGGAATACTGGCGGTGGCGGTGGCGCTTCTTCTGCGCGATCAGGGGCTACCGGAACAAATGCCGGAAATGGCGGCTCTGGAATCGTCATCATTCGTTACCCAATTTAATTAGGAGAAATTCATGGCACATTTTGCAAAAGTAAACAACGGCATCGTCGAGCAAGTCATCGTCGCCGAGCAAGAATTCTTTGACACCTTTGTGGACTCTAGTCCTGGTCAATGGATTCAAACCTCATACAACACACACGGCGGGGTTCACGCAAACGGTGGCACTCCACTGCGCAAGAACTACGCTGGCATTGGCTACTCATACGACGCGACGCGTGATGCATTCATTCCGCCAAAGCCGTATGCATCGTGGGTGCTGAATGAAGACACATGCTTGTGGAACGCGCCTGTACCGTACCCAACTGACGGTGGCCGTTATGCATGGAATGAATCAACTCAAGCCTGGGACGCGGTCCCTGACGAACAGCCATAAAAAAAGGATGACGAGATGGACCAGAC